TATCTCCTTTATTTCATTTATATAAGCAAATTCGCCGAACTCTTTAATAACATAATCATTGTAGGCTTGGGCGGCTTCCTCGGCAGTAGTAAAATAGCCAAGCGTCTTCTTTTTGCCGCTGGTGCCAGGGATTGCACCCGAGGCACTATATTTCTTCTTGTACCTTGGGTCTTTCACTTTATAGACCCCCTTATATCCCGTAGTACTATCCGAACGCAATTTCTTGTTCATAGCGTTTTGGGAGGGAGTACAGATACGCAGGTTTTCTTTTCTATTATCCAAGGCATTCCCGTTAATATGATCTATGTGCATTCCCTCGGGAAACCCCATTACTAATCTGTGAACAGAAGTCTGACTCCTTCCATTGGACCTATCCGTACATGGTCCCGAGTATGTGACACCATATTTTAGATTGGGGGTCGGCTGGAAAAGCCTCCACTTGCCGGATTGTTTGCGGAGCTTTCCTGTCTTGGTGTATGACCGCGGGGCTTCCATAACCATTTCGTAATCTTCGTCATCAACGAGCACATATTCACCTGAAAGCTCCTCTCCGATCCATAGTTGTATCTTCTTCACATTTATCTCCTATCCACACTTGGCAAAACCGCAGTTCTTACAAGTCACGCAGCCTTCCACATATATTAATCCTTGGGTTGCACACTCGCCACAAGTCTTTTCAGTGGCCGTCTGTCCGTCTGGAATATAATTCTTTAGTATTCTCGCAATACACTTAGCGAAACTGAACATGTCAGAGTCGCGGTCTTTCTGGAGTTGTTCCACCACATATTGAATATTGGCTCCGTGGCGTAACCCGAGCGATATCATACGAGTAAAGCCACTCTGGTTGGGGTTATCAAAAACCTTTACCAAGTTCTTTACTATAACAGTATCTCCATTGGTTCCAATATGCAAATCATAAACGGAATTCATTGTCTTTCGAGGATGCTTAATCAAGGTTCCCTGTGCCTTATCACGGGGGATTTCAATATATTGAGCTAGTCCTCCCATAACCTCGTAGGGGCGACCATCCATTAGTCCGACCATAACAACCCACTTTTCACCTTGGATGGTGGTATGGTGGATATTGCACGGCAGTTCGATGGGGCGCTTGGGCGCTGTATGTTGCGGGAATTGTTCAGTTTTTTCGGATTTCTTGGACACCAAGACACCAGAGCGGGAGCCTTCCACATAAACCGTGAGCCCCTTCAGTCCCAGGCGCCAACCGTCCATATAGAGCTGTCCCACAAGTTCGGTGGACGTCCCTTTTGGTAAATTAATTGTAGAACTAATACTATGATCTATGCTTTGTTGAATTACTGCTTGGATTGCAACTCTCTGTTCCCAATCGATGCTGTCGGCCTCCACGAAGAATGTCGGTAGCGAGCCAGGATCTTTGAATGGGTGCTGATCAGCCCATTGTTGTACGTTGTGGTGCTTTACCTCATATTCCAGCCACCGGTCGCCCAGATCATCAATGTGGTCGGGCGTTATGTCCTGTTCGTCGTGCGATAGTTTGCGGCGGCGGACATAGGTATTGCGAAATACTGGTTCCAGGCCTGACGAGGTCTGTGACAGGATTGAAACTGACCCTGTGGGTGCATTTGTAAGAATCGAGATATTGCGGCGGCCGTGTTCGGCAATCATTTTCTTTAGCCTTGCGGGGAGGCGTTGGATAAACTCGTTGTTTTCCTCGACGCTCCAGTCGAAAGCAGGAAATGCACCTCGTTCTTGGGCAAGATATACGCTCTCTTCGTAAGCTGCATCTCGTAGTGTACGATAGATTTTCTCAACAATAACAAGAGCTTCGTTGCTATCATAGGCTAAATTCAGGCAAGCTAGCGCATCGGCTAGTCCGTGAGTCCCCAAGCCGGTGCGGCGACCATTCGCAGCTGCAGAATATAGTTTCCCCCACAGTTCCTTCTCGTCCGAGCTATCAGCTATCTTTTGAATGTTTAACAGCTTTTCTAGTTCGAGTTCAATTAGGTCATCAGATAGGCGCATTCCTACTGCTGCTATCTCTTTCAACTTATTAAAGTCAAACTCTGCATTTTTTTCAAAAGAATTTTCCACGAGGCTTTTTAAATTCAAAGAAATTAAGCGACATGAGTCATAAGCTGAAAGTGGGATTTCTCCGCAGGGATTAGTGGTCTTGGTTTGAAATTCTGGGTAACAATGAGCCGGTAGGTTCTTAGTGATATTGTCCCACATGAGAAGGCCTGGCTCAGCTGTCTTCGTTGCAGATTCAATGATGGTTGCCCACAGCGACGGTGCATCGATGTCGGCCGTATACTCCGGCTCCTCTGCGTCCACTGGAAACTGTAAGGTAAAGGTTTCATTGTTCTCGACTGCTTCCATAAAAGCATCGCTGATCTTCACCGATACATTGGCGCCAGTCACACTTGTGAGGTTCTGCTTCATCTTAACGAACTTTTCAATATCTGGATGGCGGATATCCATTGAGATCATCAAAGCGCCTCGCCTACCGTTCTGTCCGATCATCCTACATACATATGAATAGAAGTCAGCAAAACTCCAAGCCCCAGTAGTAGTCCGAGCAGAGTTGTTAACGGGAGCACCCTCGGGACGCAGATCAGAAATATCAAGCCCAACACCACAACGACGTTTAAACAAGTTAGCAAGGTCTTTGCCAGCGTCCATAATGGACGAAATACTATCTTGTGGATTGTCGACAACCACACAGTTTGATAAAGATACATTAACATAATCATTTCCTATTCCCATCATCGGTGAACCTTGAGGCACAATATATTTAAAGTCTTTCAGGTGAGAATAAATCTCCTCTTCTGTAAGATGGTTTGATTTACGGGTGATAAACTTGTCTTCCATCCTCGCAAACTCTTTGGCGATACGCCTGTGCATATCGTCGGGGGTCTTTTCCATAAAGCTTCCCTTCTTGTCTCGCAGACAATACTTCGTCATAAAGACGTTTGTTGCCAGCTCGTCACCACCAAAATATTCAAGAGTTGCCCCTCGAACTTCATCTTCACTAAACATTATACTCACCCTCCGTTATTCTTTTTAAATTTCTTATACTTCTCAACCAAATTCTCTTTTTGCTTCTTAACGCTCACTTCAACCACTTCGTCTTCTTCGGATGGTTCAAGCACCTTGATACACACATTTGCTGTGTCCATAAAAAGAGGAAACACAAGGCCATCGGGCCCGTTACGATTCTTCGCGACGAAAAGCCTACCTGAATTGGCTACCTTATCGTCTATCGTTCGGGAGATAGTAAAAATGAAATCAGCGATGAAGCACTTGTTGAATGCTTCAGAAATGGATTCCATTGTAATGACTTCTGCGTTAAGTCCAGACCGGTTAGTCTGTGATGCTGTCCACACTGGGGCCTCGTATTCTGCCGCGATACCTCGCAGCTCTTCATAAATAGATTCGAGTTCGTTCCTTTTCTCTTTTAGATAACGAACGGGACGAAGTAAATCTCCATAGTCTACGATGATCATGTCGACATCTATACTGCGCATGCGCAACTTTTCTAAATGATTCCGAATAGTTTGAGTGCTAGCCGTCTTGGTCGGATACTCCTTCACAATAAGGCGCCCAGAAATGTCCTGAACCTCTTCATAAATCTGTTCTTTAAAAGAGGCTAGGTTCTGTAATGGAATTTTGGTGAGACAGGAGTCATAGCGGCTAGCCACAACTGTGTCTTGAAGTTCCAAAGTGTAGTGAACGACTGTCTTGCCTTCTTTAAGGGCTTGAGTTCCAAGATGGACGAGGGCCATCGACTTGCCCGCTCCCGTAGGAGCAATGACAACGCCCAGTTCCTTCTGTCCGAGGCCTCCCTTGCAAATATCATCAATCAATTCCCACCCGGTGGTGACCGGGTTGCGGAAGCGTGGCTTGAACCTCTCTTCGAAGTCCTTCTTATAATCATAGCCTTCGTCGTTGTCCATCCCCAGCTTGAGTGAATCATTTATCACTTGAGAGATTTCATCGAAGGAGGAGTTCTGCAGAAGCCCAATGGACTTCACCATCGCCGACTTAAGGTTTTGCTTTTTACAAAAGTCTAGGGCCGTGTCCTTAATATATTCAATATCGGTAACGGCGTTGACTTGACTTCTCACATAATACTCTCGTACCTGCTTAGAAGTCAACTCGTTCTCGTTGTCCAGTTCAGACCTAAGAATGGTCTTCATAATATCTCGGGAGGGGTGAACTTCATACTTCTTACGATAATCAAATACTTTATTCAAGAAGCACTTAAGATAATTCAACTCCAAAAAGTTTACATCCAATACCTCCTCGATCTGATCTGCGAAAGCGCGATCGTCCAGTATGACCATGCATAGCTTTTCTTGAAATGACTTCCCATATTTTGAGAAGCTCATTGGCTCGCCGTTTAATTTCATTGCTGTCCCCATTGCCTTATAATACTACTTCTGTAGCGCTTTGTCAAGGCAAATACGGTTCATTGTCGCATGAAGATCGTCCCAGTTGAATACCCCGAAGCCGTCCTGGTTCATCATGCGGATAATCTCCGTCTTATTGTAGTCGTATTCAAAGTTATCGA